GGATTAAATTTCTAATTTTTGTTTCATTTGCACTAGCATCTACAAATATTTCTCTATTGCTATCTCCATATACACTAAAATCTATATTTTCAGATGAAGCGTTAAATATTATTGTACCTGGGTTTGAAGGATGATTTGTAAAATCAAGCATTCGTTGAGCGCCTGAAGTAAATCGTAATCCCCCGTGTCCAGCTGTGTTTGTAGTATTAGTACTTGATATTGAATCAGTTGTTAATGCTGTAGTTCCAGCTGCTACTGGATTAAATCTAACATCATTACCAGTAAATACTGTAATACCAGTTGCTACTGCGTCATAAATAACTTCATTGTTTACTACATTTCTAATTGTATTATTTTGGTCAAAATCTATTCTATTCGCATTAGTTCTACCTAGTTTTAAACCAGTATTAAAAATACTTGTAACAGTAGTTAAATCAGCATCTAAATCTAATGTTACACTATTATCAGTTGCTCCACTAGCTGTTGTTGTTGTTAGCCCATCACCGCCAGTTAAATCAGATAACAAAGGCAAATGTGTTGTTACCGCACCAGCATCTGCTAAAGCAGTACTTGCATAGTCTTGTGTTACTCTTCCTATAAATAGTTTGCTATTTGCATTATGAAAACCTAATTCACCATAAACCAATCCAGATGGTAAAGTAGATGCATCATAGTCTGCAGGACTATTTCTTTTTATTTTAATTTTATTTGACATATTTTTCTCCTATATGAATGTTCCGCCACTTATTTCATCTACATCAATCCATTTAGAACTAGCGCTATCATATTGTAGTAATGCACTATCATTAGGATTTGTAATATTTGTATCATTCATTTCAGAAAGAGTATCTTCTCCTGAAACTGTATCGTTTACATAAGTTTTAGTTGCTATAGTATTATCTACAGCTACACTAACTTGATTACCTGAACCCGTAGTATTTATACCAGTACCACCAGCGATAGTAAGCGTTTCGCTATCTAAATCTATATTTAATGCACCCCCTGTATCTGCTTGAAAATCTAAATCTTGTGCTGTTATTGATGCGTTGATAGTTGATTCAACTCCATCAACATAACTTTTAACTGCCTTAGCACTAGGCAATGTTGTATCGGTACCAGCTACCGAACTTAAATCTGTATCTAATACACCTGATTTTAAATTATCTACTTCTAAATTAGAAATAGTATTGTTATCAGCGTCAATTGTTTTGTTAGTTAGTGTTTGCGATGCACCAGCTGTCGCAGTATCGTTTAAAGCATCTCTTACATTAGTTGCTGTACTATTATCTAAACTTACAGGTATTTGACTTGCATCAATACTAAAACTATCTTGAACTTTACTTGTTCTTTGAATACCTACAGTTTTTGATACACTATTATTTTGTAATGAAGTTTTTACTTCTGGATTTGTAGTTACTTTTGCTGTTATACCCATTATGCTACCGATGCTGTAAATGTATGTGTTAACTTAGTTGCACCCTTAGAGATTACTACATCTCCTTGTATGTGCCTTACCCAAGCATCTGCTGCTTGGTCATCTTTTTCTACTAAATCCCAATAACCTGTAAAATTATCATCAAAATATTGTATAGAATAATGTAAGAGTTATTGTACCAGCACTTCTATCAGCAACTACATCAAAGTGTACTTCATTTTGACTTCCTGATGCCCAAACATCATTAGAAGCTGCTGTTCCATCAGTACCTTGACTCTTACCTGGTCCAGTAAATGAACTATGGTTATAATCTTTTACAATAACAGCTGCATACTTCATATTACTAGTCATAGTATGCGAACTATCTAATGTTATTACATTAGTAAAATCTGCATTTTGTTGCAATTCTATATCTTGATATTGATTAGCTGAAATCATTTTCTACTCCTAATATAAAAATATTACATTTGCTGAACTTGATTTACTAGCTGCAATCTTATATATATGTCCAGCTAACAATCCTGTAAATGTTACATCTACGCCGTTTACTGTTAAAACGTAATTACCAGCAACTTTTACGTATATTGCTCTACATGTATCTTGCTCATTAGTTGTTGCTACAACTGCGCTAATATATGGTGCAACACTTTCTTGTATCATATAATCATTTATGCCTTTTGGGTTTGCCATGTTCTTCTCCTATTATTTAACTGCAAAAGTTTTTATTGGACTAGCCATAAATACTTTATTTTTATTACTTTCGTTATCTGCTACTTTCTTATAAAATTCTTTCATATAGTATTCTTTTAATTGCATATTACCCATACGCTCAGCTAATTGTGCTTTTACGTAACAAACTACAGCAAGTGATAATACTCTATTTAAATTTAAGTGTGATGATTCACTAGGACTAGTATCTTCTGTTAGCGAAGAGGTTGTTTCTGGGTCTTCTACAACAAAAGGTTCTACTATCTTTGTAAACTCAATACGTAATCCATTTGTAATACTTTCATCTGGATATATAATTTCATCTAATAATCCACCAGTTACTCTACCTTGATTATCAATAATTCTACCAGAACTACGTACTATTTTATATAGTCTAATTTTTTTACCACTGTATATGTAAACATATGTTCTATCTGTATCGTAGCTCATGGGTTTGTATCCTCAGTAACTAATGGGTCATGTTGCAATCTTCTAATTGCTTTATATTTATTATCATCTTCAGTATCTAATATACTAACACTTTTTAATGCAATCATACCTGCTGGTAACGTGTAATCTCTTGTATTTTCTACAATGTTTTGTTTGCTAACATCAGTATCTAATTCATTGTTAGATTGTATTTCTAATATTGCATCTTTAATATACGCAATTACTAGATTAGTATCACGTGTATTTGCTCGTTCCATTACTTCTAAAATTTTCATTATGTGGTCATTCCTTGTTCTTTACGTTGTGATTGTTGTTGTTGTTCAGGAACTGCTAATGCTCCAGTTATAGAACGTAATTCAGCAACTGCTCTTTGATAAAATGCAAGTGCTTGTTGTAATCTTTGATTAGCCAAACTTAAATCACCCTGAGATACTTGAATAACTGCATTAGCCATTTCAGGGTCTTCATCTTCTAACCAGTGTATAGCACTTAAACTTGTTTTGCTTGTAGCATCTACACTAGCATAACCACCTTCTAATATTTTTTCAGCATCAGATACACTAGCTAGTCTTAACATATCTAGTGAAGCTGCATAGTGTAATGTAACATTTTCATATTCTGATAATACCCAATTTTCGGTATTTTCATCAATAATTGGGGGTGCTGAATAAACTACTACTCCTTTGTCTCCGCTTGAAGCTCCTACATTTGTAGAGCTACCCCCTACTGGTGTGTAAGTTTGTTGTGAACTTGATAAATTATAATCAGGGTCTGGTTTAATAAATATCTTACCATTTAGTTTATAAAAAACTGGAAACATTTTTGTTGGCAATGAAAGACTATCAGATTCATCAGTTGAGTGTATAAATTTATCTGGTATTTCTTTAGCTATTCTACGTTTAGTACCTTGGTATCTATAAACTGCTAATATCTTATCATATGCTACATCAGAACCAGCACCTATTAAACTTACTCCTGCACTACTCCATCCACTTATTTCAGTTTCAGTAGCAATAGTCCATAACCATTTTTCAGGCAATGATGACATAAGAAACTTAGAACCAGCATTAATATACTCAATTAAAAATCTTGCTTTTGAGTTATTCCCAGTAATATTATTTACTTTTTCCCACAATTTCATAATTATATCCTAACGCAGATGAATCCCCCAAGGGAGAAAGGAGGTAAAGAACCTCAGGGGACCATCTACAATTTAGCTATTATTTCCAAATAGCGTGTGATTCTGGCATCATAAATTCAAAACCAGCTTCTGTTAATATGATGTCTACTCTCTTGTCAACACCTGTGTTTTCAAGATTTTGAACTCCTACGTATACCGCAGTATCTCTATTAACTCCATTACCAACTAATGGTCTGTAAGCTACGTTGTTCATGTTTAACGCTAGAATCTTAACATCGGTACTATCTAAAGCAACACATCTTGCAAGATTCATGCTACCATAAACAGTACTGACTTCAGTTACATCTAGTCCCATTACTTTCTTTCTACCTGTAATGGCTAGGTCTGCGCCAAATAATGCTTGATTTCCAGCATTTGAAGCACCAGCATTAGTTTGACCAATTCCAATATTGTTCTTAAAGAACCCACCAATTTTGTGGAACCAAGTGTAAACTGCAGTACTACACATGTAAACTGTAGCTTGGTCTTGGTTGTATCTTGGGTCTTGATAACGAGACATATCTTGCAAGAAGTCATCAATTGTCTTAGTTGCAAGTGTTAAGTCAAAAATGTTACCATAGTTAAGGACATAATCAATAGCACCTTGTGTATGAGCTACACTATCTACTGAAGCTTGAGTACTAAATAAACCAGCGTGTTCAATTTCCCACTTGTGTTCAATTAGTTTTTCTCTCCAGGTTCTAGCCCATTCATTTGGTTCATACTTAAGAGCTGTAGCTCTAGCTGTATTGGTCATACCAAACTCAGTTCTAAAGATTTGTGTTTGTCCAAAACCTGTTGAATATGGATTATCTTTGTAGCTTTCTCCAGTTAAAGAAGAACCCTCTCCGTAAGAATTACCTACGACATAAGAACGTTTTGCTTCTAGAGATTCAGCAATATCTTCATTATATACTACACAATCTGGAGCATTTGAAGAAAATGAAGCTAATTCAACTACATCAGGTAATCTTAAAATTTTACCTGTAACTAATTTAACTTCTGCACTTGCTGAGCCACCACCACCTGATAAGTCTTTAGCAGCTTGAGCTCCTACTGCTGTTACACGAATTAACGCATAATCAGTAACTGCTCCACCGCCACTTGTTGAACTCATAGGAATTTTGATGATTTGATTTTTCATAATCCATTCTGGTGCTGTACCAGCGTCACCAACTTTGATTGCTCCGTTAGCTTGACCTTGAATATTTTGAATATTACCAGCACTAAAATAGTCTGTTGCCATATATACTTTTACTTCTCCACCTGCTGATAGAGCTGTATTGTCTGATTCTTTTAAAGTTGCATCATCAAATTTGTCTGCTGAACCATTATAGAATCCTACTACATATGCGTATCTTTTGTGAAAAGAATGTCTCTTTTCGGTAAACTTAAACTGGGGGTCATCAGTTGGTTTCTTTGCTAATGAAGAAACTAATCTAAAGAATGGAGTTTGGTCAATTGCCAATTCTCCGAATCTTTCAGAAAAGTCGTATCTTCTACGTAAATCTCCTGTGTTTAGTGAAGAACCTTGTGATGCCGCAAAACCCTCGCTTAAGCCGTCACTTGTTGCTAATGCTAATGGACTAGCACTAGGGTATGAAGTATCTGCCATGTTGTTACCCTCCTAGGGATTGTTGAGTTATTATTACATCAGTTTATTTAACTCAGTTCCTTCAGCTAACAACTTGTCAAAGACTGCATCGTCTAATGATTTTTCTTCTCTTTGTGTATTCCCGCTTGATGCTACACTAGTAGGCATTTGTCTAACATTTTTCATTTGTTGTATTACTTCATTTCTAGTGTTATTAGCGACTTCATTGTCTCTATTATCTCTATTTTTTAAATAATACACATCTTCTAATGTTAACTTGTGGGACTTTGCATACTTCATCAAATCTTGATAGTCTTCATCTGAAACATTATGTTTTGATTTAAAACTAGTTTCTTCAGAAGCTCTACGTGATTGTTCAGATTGTTGTCTTGCAAAATCACCAAGCCTTCTTTGTACAACTCCATCTACTGTTGCATTAAACAACTTTGCAGATTGAGAGTCAGGGTTTGACAAAGCATCGTCATAATCAAAAACGAAATCTTCATCTAAGCCAAGTTGCTCTTTTACGCTCTTAGGAGCTGAGCCACCACCCTCAAAATAACCTCTCACATGAGAAATTAAATTAGGGTCCTCTTTCATCGCATTGAGTAAAGGCATATATGGTTCTAAGTCTTGCAATTGATTGTTAAGTCTTTTTGCTTCTCTTGACGAATCACTATATCGCTTTTCCCAATCTACTGAAACTTGTTCAGTATTTTGCTCTGCAACAGGGTCCTGAATTGGAGTTGTCTGTTCTACTTGAGCTTCTACATTTGGCTGTTCTAGCACTTCACCCATAACTTGTCTATCAAGCTGAGAAAAAAAATTTTCAGCCACAGTATCGTTCTCAGTAGGGGTTACATCGTTAGATTCTGCACGTTGTGCGTCATCTACTAGTAAGTTATCCTTGTTATTTTCCATACTGTATTTCTCCTTCTAATTTACTGTACGTTTTTTTCATTATCAACATTTTCTTGTTGAATCTTTTCTTTGTCTGCCATACGACTTCTAATTAGTCGTTGAGCTGCAACACTTTTATTCAGCTCTTTATCCATTACTTTAGAGCTTTCATTTAATTTATCTTTGATACCAGCTTGTACTAATTGTCTTTCTAGTGTTTCAATTGTACCTCTTTGACTTTTCATAGCATTTTCTGCATTTGCTAGTTGTTGTTGCATTTGTGCATACATACCTTTACGTTGTAATAATTGTTTTTTATTACGTATATCAGTTTGTTCTAACATTGCTACATCGTCAATTAATCCAGCTTGGAACCATTTAAAATATTCTTCTTGTAATGCCCATCTATTAAGTGGTTGTGTTGAACCAGCAATAATTCTAACATCAAATTTAGCTGAAGCATAATCATTAAATCTTTCTACTACTTTACCAAAATCGTTGTAAATAGGAATGTTAATAGAAACTTCTTGCACTTCACCTTGTGTTTGTCCTTGTTCTGGTTGTACAACTCTAAGCACTTTTTGTGTTGTATAAGTAAATTGTGCAAATTGCATATATACTTTACCTAAATGCTCAAGTGCTGGTTCTACTACATTATTTACAAATTGTCTAATTCTTCTTGTACCATATTCATCCATTGCTAATAAACCACGATATGTTTCAGAACTAGGTCTACCAATACCTTGCATACTTGATGATATACCACTAATATATTCTATATCTTGTTTACCTTGTTGAGTTACTGTATAAAATGCATTGTTAATAGGTAATGGTTGAATTGGATTAGGAGGTTGAAATCCTTGTCTATATTTTAACATAGCTCCAGGACTACTTGAGTATTTTTCCCATTCTTCTTCGTCAATACTTCCTTCCGTATATAACCATCTAAGATTAGATGCTAAGTTCGCATTGTGTAACATTATCTGATGTGATTTATTTATTTCTCTTTGTTTACCTATCATAGGTATTACTGCACTAACAGCATAAGGTGTATTAGTATGTTGATAAGGTATTGGAACAATCGGATAATCTTCTATAGGTAATATTTGTTCATATAAAAACATATCACCAGCAGAAGCAGTTACTTTAATTTGTGTTTTAAAAAATGGTACATTTTCTACTACTTGCTCTCTAAAAGATGGGTCTTTAGTTAAATTTTCAAATTGAACTTTTGACATAACAATTTGTTTTGTTCTTGTTTGAGACCTAATTAATTGTGCTTCCATTAATGCTCGTTGTTCTTCTATTCTTGATTGCATTTGTTCGAATAATTTTTGAGATTCAATTTCAGCACGTTCTTCTAGCATTTCTCCTTTTTCTACTAACATTTGCAATTCTTGTTCTTTTTCTTTCAGAACTACTTCCATTTCTTCTTGCATATCTAAAATATCTTTTTCTGTAGCTTCTTTAATTTGAGCAAGTTCTCGTTCTGTAGGAGGTTTTCTTAACCAAACATTTACATGAGGTATTTTTTCTTTAGTATATACTTCATAAAAATCAAGTATATCATCTCTTTCTCCCTCTAATGTATAAGCTTCATGCTCTAAATCACCTGGTTGAATACTATCTGATTCGTGTACATCTCTATTAGAATATTGTTTTGTTTGTGTCATACCTGATGCACGAACAATTTTTCGTTTCATATCAGGAAACATTTGTATTAATGATGTTTTAGAAATGTTTTTTTGTACTATAAGATAGTTTGCATCTCTAAATAAAAAGTCTCTACTCATAGGGTCTACATATACATCATAAGGGTCTATTGATTTATAAACTACTTCACCCATACCATTATCAGCATCTGGGTCTATTCTC